ACAATTCATGTATATGATGATTGCTCTGACTATCTTTGCAGAGTATTCAAAAGAAATCAGAATGTCATACGTCAAGAGGTATTATGACGCAATCTCCAAACACAAAATCAACATTCCTACACCAATCATGGCAGGTGTTAGAACCCCACTTCGTCAATTTGCATCTTGTGTTCTTGTTGATGTTGACGACACCCTTGACAGCATCTTCAGTAGTGATATGGCAATTGGTAGGTATGTTTCTCAAAGAGCAGGAATTGGTATCAACGCAGGTCGCATCAGGGGCATCAATTCTAAAATCAGAGGTGGAGAAGTTCAGCACACTGGCGTTGTTCCTTTCCTTAAAAAGTTTGAATCAACTGTACGATGCTGCACCCAAAATGGAATCCGTGGTGGATCAGCTACAGTCCATTTTCCAATCTGGCACCAAGAAATAGAAGACATTCTGGTTCTGAAAAACAATAAAGGAACTGAGGATAATCGTGTTCGCAAACTTGATTACTCAATTCAACTCAGCAAAATCTTTTATGAAAGGTTTATTCAAGATGGTGAGATTACTTTGTTCTCTCCGCATGATGTTCCTGGACTTTATGATGCTTTTGGAACTGATACTTTTGACCAATTGTATTTACGTTATGAGGAAGATAAGTATACTCCCAAAAAAACTATTAAAGCACAGGACCTTATTCTAACTCTTCTCAAAGAACGTGCTGAAACGGGTCGCATCTATATTATGAATATTGACCATTGTAACTCTCATAGTTCTTATAAGGACCAGATTACAATGTCAAACCTTTGTGTTGCTGGTGATACTAAGATTAAAGTTAGAATTACAACTAATATAGAAACCAAAGGAAATACTCGTCACACTACTAGACTTCCTCCACTTGATATTGAAATTCAACAATTACAAGAACTCATTAAAGAAGGTCTTTCTTTGAATCTTGTGGAAGTTCTTTCTTATAATATTGATGAATCTCCGTCAAAGGCAGTTGATTTTAATAAAATTACTGCATTTGCTCAAACATCACCAAAAGCAAAAGTAATGAAAATTACTGATGAAGAAAGTGGTAAGAGTATTGTAGTTACACCAGAGCACAAAGTATTCACAAAAAAACGTGGATATGTAATGGCAAAAGACCTAACCGAAACTGACGAATTGGTACTATCATCTAATAAAAAAACTTCTACTCTTATAATGGAATACCTAGAAGAAGAAATCCCAGTTTATGATATTACTGTAGAAGGAACTCATAATTTCTTTGCAAATGATATTTTAGTTCATAATTGTCAAGAAATTACAGAACCCACGACACCAATTCAACATATTGATGATGATGGTCCTCAAGAGATTGCGACTTGTATTCTATCAGCAATCAACGTTGGTAAGGTTAAATCTGATGAAGAACTTGAGGAACTTTGCAATCTTTCCATTCGTTCTTTAGAAGAACTTATTGACTATCAAAACTATCCTGTGAAGGCAGCAGAGAACTTTACCAAACGTCGTAGATCTCTTGGAATCGGTTATATTGGTCTTGCCCACTACCTTGCTAAACTAGGGTTCAACTACGACTCACAGGGGGCATGGGACGCCGTTCACGGTCTTTCTGAGTCCTTCCAGTATTACCTTCTAAAAGTATCAAATCAGATTGCGAAAGAGAAGGGTCACTGTGAATACTTTGGTCGTACTAAGTATGCTGATGGTATTCTTCCTATTGATACATATAAAAAGGATGTCGATCAAGTTTCATCTGTAGGTCTTCAACATGATTGGGAAAGTCTTAGAGCATCTATCCTGGAACACGGTCTCAGGCACTCAACACTGTCCGCACAAATGCCTTCGGAGAGCAGTTCCGTTGTGTCAAATGCAACCAATGGAATTGAACCACCTCGTGGATACTTGTCCATTAAGAAGTCAAAGAAAGGTCCACTTAAGCAAATTGTACCCCAGTATCAATCACTTAAGAACAATTATACGCTTCTTTGGGATATGCCTAGCAATCGGGGTTATATTAATGTTGTTGCTGTTATGCAAAAGTTCTTTGATCAAGCAATTTCTGGAAACTGGTCGTATAACCCAGAAAATTATGCCGATAATGAAGTTCCTGTTAGCGTAATGGCCCAAGATATGCTTACTTGTTTTAAGTTGGGGCATAAAACAGCATACTATCAAAACACTTATGATGTTAAGACTGATGAGGTAGTTGAAGAACAAAAACCCGAACTTCAATCTCTCCTAAATGATATTATGAGTTCTGATGAAGAATCGTGTGAAAGTTGCACTATTTAAGTTTCATAACAATTAAAAACCTTAAATATGTTAGGGTGAATTGAGTTTAAAGTAATCAAAGAGAAAGTATGCAGTACAATTTTATGTCACCCGAAGAACAAAAAATTAAAGGAATGACCGTTTTTAATACGGAAGAAGTAAATACTAAAAAGCAACCAATGTTTTTTGGTGCCCCTCTTGGTGTCCAAAGATATGACTCATATAAGTATCCTGTTTTTGATAAACTAACTCAACAGCAATTAAGTTATTTTTGGAGACCTGAAGAAATCTCACTTCAAAAAGATCGTGGAGACTATCAAACTCTCCGTTCAGAACAGAAGCATATTTTTACTTCTAATTTGAAGTATCAGATTATGCTCGATTCTATTCAGGGTCGTGGTCCTGGTATGGCATTTTTACCATATTGTTCTCTTCCTGAACTGGAAGCGTGTATGACTGTGTGGGAATTTATGGAGATGATCCATAGTCGTTCGTATACTTATATTATCAAAAATATCTATTCGGATCCTTGCGAAATCTTTGATACTATTATTCATGATGATCGTATTCTAGAACGTGCAGCAAGCATTACTGAGTCTTATGATGACTTTATTCAATCAGCACAAAGTTATGGTACTTCTGAATCATGGAAGCACAGACTTGAAGGAGTCACTTACGCAAAGGAGAATCTCAACGATGTTAAAAGAAAACTCTACAGAGCAGTCGCAAACGTTAATATTCTTGAAGGTATTCGCTTCTACGTTAGTTTTGCTTGCAGTTTCGCCTTTGGCGAACTTAAGCTTATGGAAGGATCAGCTAAGATCATCTCTCTTATCGCAAGAGACGAATCACAACATTTAGCACTTACTCAAAACATTCTAAACAAATGGAAGGAAGGTGATGATCCTGAAATGCAACAAATCGCAAAAGAAGAAGAAGAGTGGGTTTATAAGATGTTTGATCGTGCAGTAAATGAAGAAAAGAAGTGGGCAGATTATTTGTTTAAAGATGGGTCTATGATTGGTCTTAATGATAAACTTCTTCAGAGATATGTTGAGTGGATTGCAAATCGTCGTATGAAAGCAATTGGGCTCAAACCAGTTTATGATATTCCTGCGAACAATAATCCACTTCCTTGGACTCAACATTGGTTGAATTCAAAAGGTCTTCAGGTGGCACCTCAGGAAGTGGAAGTTGAAGCCTATTTGATTGGTGGCATTAAACAGGATGTTAAAACTGATACATTTAGTGGATTTAAACTTTAATAATAAAAATATTCAGTAGAAATAAATCCTACTCATAAATACCTTCACAAAGAGTATTTAAATGAGTTGTAGTTATACTAATCCTTGGTATTATGATGAGAATCCTTTCGAGTCTGATAATATTGAGGATTATTTTGGATTTGTTTATCTTATTTTTAATAAAATCAATCACAGAAAATACGTAGGTAGAAAATACTTCTGGCAGTTCAGAACTCCAAGAGGTAAAAAAAGAAAAGTAAAATCAGAATCAGATTGGAAAAACTATTATGGGTCTTGTCCGGAACTTAAAGAAGACATTGATAAATTGGGCAGAGAAAATTTTAGTCGAACTATCTTATCATTACATAAAACAAAGGGCAAAACAAACTATGAAGAGACTCGACAACTCTTCATTAACAACGTCCTCACAGAATCACTTGACAACGGAGATCCCTTGTTCTACAATTCCAACGTATTGTCCCGATATTTCAGAAAAGATTACTATGAATACAACAACTGAAGATATTGTTGCTCACGTAAGGGACTGGTCTCTGGAAAGAGTAGCAGATAAAAGTATTTCTAGAGAGGATGCTCGTGCTGTTCTTGCAGAATTTTATGAATGGATTGAACCAGAAAATGATGAACTAGAAATTGTTTCTCTTGACTCACAGGATTGACAAAACCTAAATAATCTTATATAATGCAAAGGAACCCACTCAAAAGGTGGGTTTTGTCGTAATGAGTCTGTGACGTGACACTTAGAGCCGTGGAAGATGCCCTTCGAGAGAGGTGGTATACCCCTCTTCTATACGGATGCCGAATTCTATTAAAATTAATGCAACAATTTTTTACTGTAGCCTTTCCCCTTTTGGCGATGGTTACAACCAGCACGGCAACACTGCCCCACGTGTTTCCTCCTCCACCTGTGAGTGGTCCGCCACCATTCTCTATTATTCAAGAGGAACCTACACCAAAGACAGCGACCAGAGAGGTTGCTCCAGTTAAACCAAAAGAAAAAAGACTAATTTGTAAAGGATGTAATACTAATGAGTCCCGTACTCTGGAATTCTTACAGAAACGAGGAATCACTGACAAAAATGCCATAGCAACCATTATGGGCAATATCCGACAAGAATCTACCTTCACTCCTAATGTATGTGAGGGTGGTGCTAGAGTGTCTTATAGTGCTTGTACAAGTGGTGGTTATGGATTGATTCAATTTACCGATGCTCCAAGATATAATGGACTTGGTAAGTTTGCTGCCCGTATTGGTGGCGATCCTTCTACTCTTGAGACTCAATTGCAATATATGTTATATGAAGGTGATTGGAAGATGATTGAGAACCAAATGAAGACCCCTGGCAAATCTATTAATGATTATATGAGACTTGCTAGAAAGTGGGTGCGTTGGGGACATCACGGTGCCCGAACTGATTATGCTTATAACTATGCAAATCGTTTAGTTCTTACTGAGGTCTAAAAATATATACAATTTAATAAATATAGAGGAGTTCTTTAGACCTCCTCTTTTTTTATGTTTAATTTTAATTTTTGTAAAAAGAAACCAGATAAGAAGCAGATAATCCTTGTAAGCATCGTATTGAGTGCTGTTGTAGCAACCCTCTCTCAGTGCTCAGGAGCACCTCAGGAGCACCTCTGGGACCTTCTAGATGAGGTACAGAGGAGGTTGTTCCCACAGACCATCATTAACGACGTACTGCTCCAGGATCCTGGTGTGGTGGATAG